AATCGAAAGGCTACCTGAGAACGATTGGATTTGTCTTAGAGACATTGATACGCTACCCATGTATCATGAGAAGATATATCAGCAATGTGAGGACATAGCTAGAGCAGGAGAGTTTGATCTAGTAGGCTGCATGACTAACCGATTGGGTTTGCACTATCAGCTAGTAGGAGGAAGGAAGAGCAACGATTCTGATGTGCTTAACCATAGGAAGATTGCTGTGGATTTGTATAAAGAGCATGGATGTAATGTAATGCCGATACAGCAGGTAATTGGTGGGCTGTTTATGTTGTTTCCTAAGAGTATGTGGAGGCAGGTTGGTGGATTTCCTGAAGGTGGTATTCAGATACAGGGGCATTTCTTTGACTACCACTTCTGCAAGAAAGTAATGCAACACAGATTAAGGATTGGTATCGCTAAAGGTATATACTTGTTTCACTACTATAGGTTTGAGCATGGAGAAGATACAAGGAAGGCAATTAGTCATCTTCTATGAGTTTGTTACTTTAATAGTTTTTTTCAATCTTTGTGTATGGAATTAATTAGCATAAAAAACGCTGACAGCTATTCAGACTATCCTGAAGCTGTTAGAAACAATGCCAAGAGAGTTCTTAAATTTGTTGAAGAGAATGGTTGGGGACCATGCGGAACTGATGTAGGAAAGCAGAGAGCCAACCAACTAGCTAAAGGAGAAGCTGTTAGCGTAGATACGATTAAAAGAATATACAGCTATCTAAGTAGGCATGAAGTTGATTTAGCTTCTTCTACTTCTTACGAGGATGGATGTGGTCTTTTGATGTACGATGCCTGGGGAGGAAAAGCTGCCCTATCATGGAGTAGAAGTAAACTAAGAGAATTAGGTGAAATTAAAGAACAGAGCGCAAGTATGCTAACTAAAGGAATAAATCAAGGCTTTCAAGATGCAGACATGAAACAAGGAGTTGTTTCAGGTTACTTTGCAATGTTCGGAAATAAAGACTTGGATGGTGATGTTATCGAAAAAGGTGCATTCACTAAGACCATCATGGAGCGTGGACCTCAAGGCAAGAAACTTATTAAGTACTTGCTAGACCATGACTCAAGAAAGTCAGTAGCTCTTATTACTAACCTAGAGGAGGATATGAAGGGCTTGAGATATGAGGCTAAGATTGGCACTCATGCTCTTGGAGTTGACTTCATGAAGATGGTTGAATCAGGGCTTATTAACCAACATAGCTTTGGATTCTCTGTACCAAAGGACAAACAGTACTTTGACCAGAGCAGAAAGGCAAATGTTATTAAAGAAGTAATTATGTTTGAAGGATCAGCAGTACAATTTCTAGGAGCTAATCCTGAAACTACATTTATCGACTTGAAGTCTGAAACAGATGCGTTTGAGTACTTGGACAGACTTGAGAAGTTTGTTAGAACATCAGATGCTACTGATGAGACATTAGTAAAATTAGAAGAAAGATTGAAATCACTTTATGACATTCTAAAGCCAGCACCTGCTACTTTGGAAGAGAAAGAAGCCGATTTGGACCATAAATTAATTATTGAATCACTTAAATCTACATTTAGAAATCATGGCAGAATTGCAAATTAAGGAAGTTCAGGACTTCCTAGCTGAAGAGCTAACCACTCTTAAGAAGAACTTCTCTACTGAAAGAGAAAAAGACGTTGCAGGATTTGACGCAAAAGTTAAAGACGCAATGGACAAGTTGACTGCTGATATGCAGGCAAAACACGCTGACATCCAGAAAGAAATGGATTTGGCATTGGCTCATGCAAATGAGAAAGCTGCTCAGAAGGTTGAGCGTAAGAACTTCGGATGGTCTCTACATGAGACTTTGAAGGCTAACCACGCTGAGATGGTTAAGAATGTGAAGTCTGGTAAGGGCATGGAAATGACCATGAAAGATTTCAACTATTCTGACTTCACAGGTTATGAGCCTTTCGTAACTGACTTCAGAGATCCAATCTTGGTTAAGTATGAGTCTTTCCACTACAGAAACGTACTTCCTGGTGGAACTATGGCAGGTGAATTCGTTAAGTATCCAAAGGAGAACGCTACTGTAGGTGGTGCTAACACTTGGGCTTACGGAGACGGTTCTAAGCCTGAAATCGAGCCTAAGTTCACTACTTATCAGGCAGATGCTGAGTGGATTGCAGGTCTTATCAAGGGAGTTCCAATCTCTATGATTGAGGATTTGGCTTGGATGACTTCATTCTTGCAGAACAAAGGTCGTGCTGAATTGTTGAAGAAGGAAGATACCTTTATCCAAGGTTTGCTTCTTGACGCTGCTAACTCTGAGAACTACAATGGTTCTAAGACTATCAGTATCGAAATCTTGATTGATGCTGCTTTGCGTCAGTTGAAGAACAACCTTCACACTCCAACTGGAATCGTGTTGAGCAACCAAGATTATGTAAACATCTTGTTGGGTAAAGCTGCTGGTTCTGGTGAGTATGACTTCCCTGGTGTTGTAACTGTTAATCCTTTGACTGGACAGTTGAACGTAGTAGGTATCCCTGTATTCTCTAACTCTTACCTTTCTCAAGGAACTGGTATCGTTGGTGATTGGAACCAAGCTCAGTTGTTGACCCGTCAGGCTCCTCGTATCAGATTCTTCGACCAGAACTCTGACGATGCTGAGAAGAACGTAATCCTAGTTCGTGTTGAAGAGAGAGTTGCTCTTCCTGTGTTCTATGACAACGCCTTCATTAAGGTAACTTTGGCTTCCTAATTAGGAATCAATAGTTTGAATTAAGAGCCTTGGATTTTTCCAAGGCTTTTTTATTATCTTTACATCATGGCAGGCTACGAATTTAATGAAGATATGCTTGGCGATATATTGCCAGTATATGACTATCAGGGTGCAACAGGACTACAGGTAACTTTTACAAGTGAGGCTAGTTACGTTGAACCTTACAATGTTAATGACTTTAAGGACTACGCAAGAATTGACTTCGATACAGATGACAATTTGATTTTGTTGTTTCTAAAATCTGCAAGACAGAACATTGAGCAGTATATGCAGAAGTCTCTAGGTATCAGAACCATTAGATTAATTGCGTTGCATTTGCCTAAGAACTATAAGTTGCCTTATGGTCCTATTCAATCCATTACTACAGCAGGTTACACCTTATTTGGTGATTTGCTAAAAGAAGGTGGAAAAGATATTGATATTACCTATGTAACCAACGCAAGTTTGGTAAATGATGCAATAAAGCAAGCAATCTATCGTCAGGCATACCACTACTACGAGTTTAGAGAAGAAGGTTCTGATGCTAATTTATTGAATGAAGTTAAGTTGCTTGTAAATCCATACAGAAGAATTGTATTCCCATGATGCGAGAGAAAGTTGCCTTTAAGCGTTCTATACAAACTCAGAATCCTGTTACAGGTCAGCTGATTAACACTGTATCTACATACTACGAGCCTAAAGGAGCTAGTGTGCGTGAGATTAGTGCAAGTGCTGATGTTGTTGTGCAGAAGCAGGACTTGGGTACATTGATTGAGGTAGTAATCCGATACAATCCTTCTGTTGCCATTATCAATGGAGATCAGATTGAGTGGAGAGGATTTTACTTTACTTCTATGGCTCCAAAGGTAGACCGATTGAGAAGGTATATTACTATCCGAGCGTTCTCTGCAATGGAAACCACTAACAGAAATGGCAGTCCAAGTTAAGGTAGTTGGAGTAGATTCTTTTTTAAGAGACCTAAACAAGTATTTTAAAGAAGTAGAAAAAAATACTACTGAAGAGATGGTTCAATGGTCAGTTAGAACCAAATCTGCAGCTCAAAGAGATGTTCGTAAAGACACATTAGCTTTACACAATACTATTCGTTCTGAAATAACTAATAATGGATTGACAGTAGAGGTAAAAGCAGGAGGGATAAATGATGTAAACTATGCTCCATATATTGAATTTGGAACAGGAGTTGGTGTAGATCAAACATTTTTACAAGAGTACGGATTGACTAAATATGCAAGTGATTTTAAAGGAAATCAACCACCTTTTTATCCAATTCCAGCTAAGTCATTTTTATTTCGAAATGGCAGAGAGGAATTCTATAAATCCGTAAAAAATATCATAAAACTATTACAACAAACATGATAAAACTAAAGGATTTGGCACAGATTTGCTTTTTAGCATTTCTGTGTTTAGCAATCTGTTCAGGGATTGTAGAGATTGCTATTTGGGTTAATAAGCCATTTGCATACTTATTTTCGGTTTCTATTGCTTTTTTAGTAATTTGGGGAGCAGTTGAAATCTATGAGCGTGCTAAATGAATTACCCAGACAACATATTCTTATCTCGACATTCCTACTTTGAGAAGAGGTTTGCTCGTTTGATAAGAAGAGCGTTGTCAGATCAGTACAATGAAATGGCTGATTTATTTGCCACAGGACAAGACATTGGCAAAGTTGATGATAATGGGTTAAAGATGGTTTATCAAGCCATGTATCAGCTTATTATGGAGGATGAAGGGACATTGACATGGAACTCTATTGTTGCTCCGATAACTAACCAAGAAATTTCTACAAAGGACATATTTGACGAGGTTGCAAGTACTCTAAAACCTCAAGAGACAAGTGAAATGACTTCGTTTTGGAGAAGGCTAATGGATGGCTTCTTGCAGACCTATATCATCTTTAGAATTAACGAAGTCCTTAGCACCGGTATTAAGCGTGTTAGAGAGCTTATCTCTAAGCAGAGAGGTCTAGGGTTAAGTGACGAGCAGATAACGCAGCTAATACGCTCTGTGGACCTAGAACTGCGTGCTAACACCATCGCAAGAACAGAGACTACCAATGCCATGAGCAAGGCTCAGATATTTGCCATAGAATCATCAGGATTAAATTGGGAAAAAGCATGGAAAGCTATGCGTGATGATAGAACTAGAGATTCTCACATTATGACTGACCCTAAGTATTTTATTCCGTTGAAGGACAACTTTATTGTACAAGGTCAACAACTTGCCTACCCTGGGGATTCAACACAAGGAGCAACAATGAATAATACCATTAACTGCCGATGCAGACTTGCCTTCCGACAGACAGGGTCAAGGTTTGGATTTAATATCAATCGCTAAAAAAAACTTATCTTTGAATATGGATTTATCTAAAGCGTTAAAATCAGGTTACTATCAGGCTTTGTACCCAGAGATTGGTGTGCCTATATACGATGCTTTTTCTATTCCTGAGAATGCTGCTTACCCTTATGTGATTATCTCAAATATCACCACAAACGAGATTCAGAACGCTGACTGCAAGAAGTTTAACGCTGAGGTTACAGTTGATATTGTAACAGGCTTTACACGACCAACAGGCATGGATCAGGCTCTTGACATTGCTGAAGATATTGACGATATTATCAATCCAATGAACATGAATGACATAAACATTACTGCCTATGGATGGAAAATTGGTGAGACTAGATTGAACTCTTCAAATAGCGTTCAGTTACGGACAGGTGAGTATTGGATTTATCGAAATATCCGTACTTACTTCCACATTGTAGTACCCTTTTGATTAATTGATATTTTCTATTACCTTTGAAATAATAATTGACAACGACTATGGCTAACGAATTATTTAGTAAAGATATTGGAGTTTACATCGACAGCTCTGCGACTTCTACTCCTAACTGGAAATTGGCGGTATGTACTTCCTCCAAGTCTCTTTCCATCTCTGTTGCGGCAACAGAAATCAACAACGATTGTACTGGTGACTTCGTACAGAACCTACCATCTACTGCTTCTTGGACTATGTCTTTTGAAGGTGATGTGAACACAGCTCCTGGAGCTAGTGAAATCTCTGCTGAAGGAATCTTTGACATTGTCATTGCAAGAACTACTAAGAAATTTAAGTTTCAATCACTTGATAACTCTTACATCCGATATGGACAAGGTTTTATCTCTCAGTTTGACGAGACTGCAACTGCACCTGAATATCAGACCTATTCTGTAACAATTACAGGTTCTGGTCCGATTGATGATGCAATCCCAACCTAATTTCCTGTTTTCCGTGTTTGTGTTTAGTTAAAGCCCCTCAGTGTGAGGGGTTTTTTTTTTGGTTTTAATTACTAAATTTACGGCATGACAGGAATCATGAAACTTAAAATCGGAGGTCAGGAAAGAACCTTGCGATTTAACAACTTTTCAGCCATCGAATTGGCTAAAATAATTTACAACGGAGAGCAAGCTAATTTTGAAACTGAGGACTTGCTAGACAGAATAATGAAACTTAATGAAGAGAATCATTATTTGTTAATTAAAACCTTAATATACGCAGGACTTATTGGAAACGACTATGTTGTTGGTTTTACTAAGACTGCAACTGCTGAACAGGTAGGGGAATGGATCTCTGAGTTAAGTGGAGATGAAATCTATTCTGTATGGAATACTTTTTGGAAATCTATGGGTGTTGATTTACCTGCTATCCAAGAACTAGAGCAAAACTCTGTTGCTGAAAAAAAAAATCAACGTGGTATGAAATCTGCCAAGAAATCTTTGGAGAAGTAGGCATACTTCCTAAAAATTTTTATGAAATGACTTTTGCTGAGACAATACTTACTCTGCGAGGGCATCAGACTAGCCAAGCAAGGGATTGGGAAAAATATAGATTGGTAGCATACCAGGTTTATACATCTATCCCTAAGAAAAGCCCTAATAAGTCTATTCAGCAATACTTCCCTCTGCCTACTGATAATAGAGGTAGAAAACTTGATGCTAATCTCATAAAAGCTAGACGGCAAGCGTTCTTAGATAAGATGGCTAAAAATTAGTATTTTTGAGTCATGAACGCTAATGAAATAGTATTAAAGTTTACCCTTGATATAAAAGGCATTAAATCTGCCATAAATCAAGTTGAAAAAGATTTAAAGAAATTTGGATCTGAATCTCAAGGTGCAACTCAAGGTTTAAACAATGCTCTTGAAGAAACTGAGCAGCAATTAGATAGTATTGCTACTAAAAGTAAGAACTTTGCAAATAATGCTTCTCAATCATTTAATAAGTTTAGAGTATCAGCAGGTGCAGCAGGTGGATCAGCTATTGCATTTAACCGAATCATTCAGGATGCTCCTTTTGGTATTATTGGTGTTGCTAACAACATTCAGCAGTTTGCAGAACAGCTATCTGCTTTAAGAGTTACTACTGGAAGTACAGCAGCTGCTTTAGGTACATTTTTTAAAAGTTTATTTACAGGAACAAACCTAGTTATTTTAGGTGTTTCTGCTGTTACAGCAGCTTTTACAGCATATCAATTAGGTGCTTTTGATTCTGCTGAAGAAACTAAGGATTTGAACAAAGAGCTTGAAGATTTTAAAAATAATCTTGATGGTGTTAGTAAGGCTCAATTAGAAGGGGCTCAATCAGCTCAGACTGAAATTCAAGCATTAAAGTTATTACGACTTCAAGCAGAGAATGTTAAATTAAGCGATGAACAAAGGTTATTAGCTGTAAAAAAAATAAAAGAAGAATATCCTGGTTTATTAAAAGGTTATACAGATGAGCAGATTCTTTTAGGTAATGTAGGTGACGCTTATGATAAAGTTACAAAAAGCATAATTGCTAAATCTAAGGCAGTTGCATTTAGTCAAACAATTACTGAAAATGAGAAAAAAACTTTAACCTTATTACTTCAAGAAGAACAAAGAGCATTAGAAATTTTAGCTAAGAGAGCTGAGTTAGAAAAAGCAAGAATTGGTGAGCAAACAAGTGCACTTAAAGTTGCTGGTCAATTTACGGCTAGTAACATTGAAGCTAATAAAATTGAAGCAGAATTAAATGATTTAATTCAACAAACTGTTGATAGTGCTGAAGAAAGAAAAAAAATAGCATTAGAAACATTATCTATTGAAGCAAAAATACCTGCTGAAATTGAAAAAGCTGGAGGTTTAATTGATTCTAATACTCAATCAGCAAAGGAAACAACTAAAGAATTTGATTTACAAGCTCAAATAATTGATAGATTTAATCAAAAAATCGATTTATCTAAAGAATTAACTGAAGGTCTTACAAAAACTCAAAAGACATTATTTGAATCTATAGCAAGTTTAAAGCAAGCTGGAGATGTAGGTTTTAATCCAACATTATTAGCTATATATGAGCAAAAACTTGCAGAAATTGATAAATTAATTGGATCTATTGCATCAAAAAGAAAAGAAACTGATGTACCTATTCCAACTGAAACTGCAGCTGGAATAACACCAGACGTTCCTCCTATTGGAAAAATAGAGGGTTTACAACAAAAAATTGCTGACATAGAGAGATTACGAGAAGTAACAAGTGATCCTACACAGTTAGCTAAATATAATGAACAGATTGCTAATTTAAGAATTCAGCTTCAAGAATTAACTAATACTAAAGACCAGACTACAGAAACTATTAATGCTATTGTAGATGCATTCAGTTCTCTTGGGGCAGGGATAGCTGCTTCCTTAAACATTGGAGATAGAGCATTAAGAGGTTTTGTAACTACATTACTTTCTTCAACTCCAAAAATTATTGCAGCAATTATTCAACAATCTGCGGCAAATAAAGCAGCTGCTGCTTCAAACATAGCAACAGATAAAGCAGAATCAATATCTAGTGGTATAAAGCAAGGAACTAAATTTGCTGAATCATTAGGACCTGTAGGTCTAGCTTTACTTCCTGTATTGATTGCAGGAGCTGTAGCTGTTATTAGTTCTGCATTTGGTAAAGCTTCAGGAGGAGGTTCTGTATCAGCAGGATCAGGTTCAACATTTACTAACAGAAAAGAATTTGGTGGTCCTGTATCTAAGGGCAGAGCTTACATTGTAGGAGAGCGTAGACCTGAGTTGTTTGTTCCTAACACCAATGGAATCATCGTTCCTCAGTTGCCATCTATGGACTACTCAGGAGCTTCTATGTCGGCATCAAACTACGGGGTAGACATCAGACTAAAAGGTCCTGATGACTTGCTATTCTTTGTAGAGCAAGCTCAAATTAGAAGAGGATTGAGATAAAAAAAACCTTGGTCATAAACCAAGGTCTTTACAAACTCAAAACCCAATAAAACTATGTTACTCTTTTCTTAAATCCTGCAATCTTGCGGACTACATCTTCATCAATCTCGTAATTGATGCAAGTCCTTTCGATTAATTCTTCTGTTATCTCAGAACCATGTGACCTGATTTCAGCAATGGTTTTAGCAATTATAGTACTGCTTTCGTTTAGTGTTCGTCTCATTATGACCCAATAATACTAGATTGAAAATTCTAAGTCAAGAGAATCCTTATTTTTTTTCGTATTTTTGACCAATGGCACAATATAGATTCAGCTGGGCAATAGTTAACGGAACAGGTACGATAACTGTCAATGGTAATCCTCCTGAGCTATTCTACGAGGAAGGTACTAGCTTAACCATTCTAGGGACCTTTGATTCAGGGTTTAGCCTTATTGGGTATGACATAAATAATGGATTTTTAATTTCAGGCACAAACCCTTGGACATTTACCATGCCATCAAGGGATGTTAAACTTAGGGTTAATCTAACAGGTACCTTTACCCCTAGCGATACAGATTACGAACTAAAGTACTTTTCTGAAACTGAGGATCAGTCTCTTCAACTTATCAGACTAGAGATTTATGAGTACGGGTATATAGGTGCTGCTACTGAAAAACAAACAGCAGGTTTTCAATTCCGATGGGGAAACTTTGGTGCTGATGAGATTGAGCCGATAGTTCGAAGTTTCTTGAACTTTGGATTAGTAGGTACCCGTGACGAATACTTTGAAATTCTTGAAGGAGGCTATAGAAAGTGGCAGGTTAAGTTGCTTATTGATGGTGACTTATTTTGGGAAGGCTACATCAACAACTCAACTCTAACAATTAACGAGGTAGGCATTACAGAAGTCATGGAGTTCACAGCTTCTGATGGATTTAACTCATTTGATTCTAAGAGAGTAAACGAGCAATACTTTGATGGATTCTCAGGCAACACATTTGTTGGTGGGTTCTTTGGTGCTTTAAGCCAAACATTCCCTGTTTTAAGACCTATCCACATGGCCTGTGAGATTTATGAGACAAGGCTTGATACAAACGATGGGGTATTTGAGCAGTTACTAATTCCTGCTAACGCTGTGTTTACAGATGGTGAGATACCTTTGTATCTTTCAAGTAATGGCATTACTGAGAACACATCTGTTTATATATCCGAGTTCTTAGAAGCATTGCTAAAGCCATTCCTTTGCAGAGTATT